CATTTTGACCGTTGCACTGACGATTACGATGTCACCAATCGTCTTATATGTACAGCTTGCATTTTTGATTTTATCGGTGACAGTTGAATACGGTGTTAGAGTTGCAGTACCGCTCTCTATGTTGGCAGAATCGTATTTGCTCGAAAGAAGCGTGTCAACATCTGACTTGTCAGCTTTGTTGCCGAGAAGCTCGTCTGTTTCTTCCGATGAATAGAGTTCGTTCGCCTTGTAATAATAAGCGTCAAGATATTCAACGCTTGGAAAATTAACTCTGCTGTCTGTGATGTCCGTTTTTGAGCTAACCTTGTTTGCGTTGTCCTCTTTCGCTTTAAGAGCATTGGCTACATCTGTTGCATTAGCCTTGCCTGCAAGAGATGTTTCTGCCGACTGCATTCGAGCCGACAACTGACTGACAGTGCTCTTCTCGGCTTTGTTGGTTACGGCAGAATCAATCCCGTTAAGCCTTGCGTTGAGGCTTGAGGAGCTTCCCCTTGCGGTTTCGACTTCTTTTGTAATTTCCGCAATAGAGCTTGCGCCTGGAAAGGCTTTGCTGTCGTCATTGATTACACTTTTTCCTACACGCAAACAAACGGTTTCAGCGGTTATGATCTCATCACCTTCTGTAAGCACAATGTCCATTTTACAAATGCCTGATAATGCGAGCATTGTGTCTATAAGCGTAACTGTGACTACATTATTTTTTGTGTCAACGACAGCGGCTACACTGTCCGCAACGATTACATCGTCAACCGTGGCATTGACTTTTGCCGACATCGTAGATGTTAAATCTACAACTTCGCCGTTGACCGTAAATGTAAAATCAATAATGCGTGAACCTTTGTCACCCTGTCTGACCTCTAAAATTTCGTAGTTTTTACAGCTGTTAATTTCGAGCGTCATTTTCGTATGGTTGATGTTCAACTTTATTCACCTCATTTTACTATATAATCAGATAATTTTGATTTTGGTGTGCCGAGTTCGAGGCTGTTCCATCGTTCAAGCACAATATCATAATCTGTTTTTATGATTTTTGCCTGCAAACTGTCATTAGCCGTGTCTATGTAAACTGTATCGCACAAATGCAAATCCAACATCTCATCAAGCGTTGTGGGATAATTAACCTTGACATTAAGCGTAGGTGCTCCATTGGTACTTGCAAGCTGCCCCCTTAACACCTGAGCCTGTATGTTAAGTTTCTGAATCAGCAGGTCTTTGTTTTCGCCCGTCTGCGCATTAAAATTCCAGTAGCCCGTCGTATTACCAATATCCACTGAACCACCGTTTGTTACATCAACAGCTTTAACCTTAATTAACTTTGATTTGTGGCTTTTAAGTTCCTGTGGCTGTGAGCAAAGCACAACATTGCGCTTTGCATAGGTATCATAGCAAGTTGCATATGCCGCCACATGCGAGCAAATATCGTCCGAATCAAGTGTTTGCGTTAAACTGCTCAGATTTTTTCCCCACTTTAAATGATATTTAGTAGTTGTTCCACGGTTTTTTAAAAGAGACACATTGAAATTGTCATATTTATACTCGCCTCCGAAAACATCAATAAGTGAGCCGTCAGCCCCACCCATAAAATCTCCGAGAGTACACGGAGTAACAAAACCGAGCGTCATAGAGGATTTTGCGGTGATATCGGATGTAAATTTAAAGTTGTGCGCCCACAAGGTCATTTGCGTTTGTAATCCCTCCTCTTGCCCCGTGCAAAGGCGATACCACCATTCCGCAGGTGTGCACATTATGTCTGTCTGATTTTGTACTTCAACCAAAAAATTATTGTACAAATTATGCTTGATATGCTTTGCTTTGATTACAACGGATTTTTTATCTTTGTACTGCAAATTATAGATTTCAAAGAATTGCGGTTCGTCTGTCGGATTTGGTTTTGCTTTGACAAAAAGTTGTGTATCAAGCAAATCGGCGCAGTCATCTGTCACCAAAAGCTCAATTTCAAGCAAATAGTCGCCGTTGCGTTCTTCGGTAACTTTTCCGCTTATAATCTCGGTCATCATACCGATTTTTAACATTGCACTTTGGTTCAAGATGTGGGTTGTGTTTTGCAATTTATAAAGCAAGGGATAGAACATTTACAAACGCCTCCAATTCGGGGTAATGCTAATCTCGGCATTGCTGACAGCTGTAACCGTAACCTGATTATTTCCGGTGGAAAATTCAGGCGGTAATGTGTCGTTGATAAATTTCGATGTACCGTCAGATTTATACGCTCTATACTGCATTGATTCACCGTCAAGCAGAGCGTAATCATAACCCGCAACGCAAGACAAAATATATTTTGTTCCGTTAATAGTTAAATTAGCCTTAGCATTACTGCTACTGCTTGTATTTGTGTTGGTAATCTTAATAGTCGGCAAACTTATGTATTTTTCGGGATTACGCAAATTCACCGCCTTATTAACCTCTAATTCAATAGGTTTAGCACCAATCTCCGAGTACCACCAAGGCACACGATTGAATTTGATTTTGGTTGAAAGCAACGAGGGCAACTCCCGCACAATGCTATCAATATTTGATATGTAAGCATTAGTGAAATAACCGGGATTATAAGTGTCTTTGTACTTCTGATATCCCCGATTTAAGGTCAGCCATTCAGTAACAGCCTTAGCAAGGTGATGTGCGGACATCTCAGACAAATACGGCAGAAAACAAATTTCTCTTTCAAACTCCACATTCTGCCACCTGCCATTATCGAGGAGAATGTCGCCGTCCTTGTATGGGATTTCAATTGCTGAAATATCCCTTTTGGAAATTTCGTGCTGTGGAGCTTGTACGAATCTGCCACAAAAATAAGACAGCCATTTGTCTGCAAAATAAAAGTTATGCATATGCTCTCTGCCTCCTTGTTATTTCATCGGCAAGCCTGTTGCTGATATCATCAACCAAGCTGTCAATGTCCATATCGTTATTAATCGCAACAGAAGGAATGTTAATACTGATATTGTTGACTATATTGGTTGAATCGTTTTCAAAAACTGAGCCTCTGCCTTCACGCTTTGATTGACGATACTCCTCAGCCTCTTGAGCTGTGAGAACTGCCTCGCCCGCATCAAGATAGGCGGCATATTTATCGTGGGGAACATAGTCAATGCCTGCCCTGAATCGTGGCAATGTAACTTCGGGAATCGGGTCAATCTCCCAGCCAATCATTGATGTTGCCCAGTCAATGCCTGAAAGCAGTCCGTTAATAATGCCGATTACGCCATTGATTATGTTTTCGACAATCGTTGGTAAGATATTGAATACATTTTTAAAAATTTGAACAACACCGTTCCACGCCTCTTCCCAGTTGCCACTGAAAACACCTTTTATAAACTTAATAACTCCCTCGAACGCTCCTGTGAGTGGTTTGAGTAAGTTTTTTACACTCTCAATCGCATTGCCCAAAACATTGCTGAAAATTTGAGCTAACCATTCGATCACCGGTACAAGCGCAGGAATAAGCGTTTCAAGCATTTCGCCGAGCAAGTCTAAAACAGGACGGAGCGCATCAAAAACCTGTGTAATAACAGGCGACAACTGCTCAAAAACAGGCTGTAAAGTTTCAATAATCGTATTGCACAAATCGCTGATTATCGGGATAAGAGGTGTAAGCAAATCGTTAAGGAATGTCGCTAAATCCTCAATAATCGGAGTGAGTGCCGCTAATAAGCCGTTGAGTAACACGCTGGCAAGCTGAATAAACATTTCGATAACGGGCGTTAAAAGCTCTACAAGAGTACCAAACAATGGCATAATCGCCGTTATTATCTGCATAAAATACGGAAGTAAATCCTGAATGATTTGCAAAAGTGGCGGAAATAATTGTTCAACAATCTGTACAATGATAGGGGCTAACTGCTCCATAAGCTGAGCAATAAACGGTAGTAACTCCTCAATTAACGGCATTATCTGCTCAAGCATTGACACAATTATCGGAGCTATCTCTTCGCAAATGTTGATTAAAACGGGGGCAAGGTTGTTTGCCACGCTCTCAATCAATGGTGAGAGCTGTTCGAGGAGTTTACCACCAAGACCGATAAGAGAGTTAAGGACAGGCTCGGCGACAGCACCAATCTGAGCCATAGTGTCGGATAACTGCTGATGTGCCCTGTTAGATTCCATTACATCGCCGTTTGTTTTCTTATACTGAGCAGAGGCATCCGAATACAGCGATGTGAGCGTGGATGTGATTAACTGCTGTCGCTCTTGCTCCGAAGAGCATTTTGCAAGTTTTTCATTAAAAGCATCCTCAGACACACCCATCCAGTTAAGAGCATCAGCAAGCGGACCTGTTACCTGTCCGACTTTCGCTGTTTCGTTCGCCGCCTCAGTTAAGCCTTCAATCGGAAGTGAATCGCCAAACTGACCGTAAACACCTGTGCAGATTTCTGTCCAAGATTGCAAATCTTTGGTAGAATTGCAAAGCAAAGAAAGGTGGTTTGCGGCTTCTGTCGCTTGTCCGCTGTCACCTACTACGGCATAGAGGTCGGAATATGTTTGCTTTGCGTCTGCCGCTGAGAATTTGTTGGTGGTGAAAGCTGTGTCAAGTTTTCCCATTTCTGTTCGGTATTCTCGGGTGCTCTCTGCGACAGTGGACAATGCTCCTACGCCTGCCGCCGCACCTCCGACCATTGCCGCTCCCCATTTGCCAGCAGTTTTGATACCGTTACCCAAGGTTGCGGCAACACCTTTACTCTTTTTGTCAGTTTCAGAAATTGATTTATTTGCCTCATCGTTATTAACGAAAATCGAGCCAAACAACTTAAAGATTTCAACAGCCATTATTAGCTACACCTCCTCCCATTTGTAGTTATCAAGATAATCTGCAATCTTGCTTTCGACAGTTTCGACATTTACGGTTTCTTCCGCACCTGTCTGCATTTGATTTTTAACCTTGTTTACAAAATCAACATATGACACACCTGTAAATCTGCCTGTCATCGTGAGCATATATGCTTTGTAGAGCATTTCGTCCTCACGGTCATTAATCGCATTTTGAATAATCTCATTAGCCTCTGAAAAAGACAGCCTTTGTAGTATGGCAGTATTGCCGCAACAATACTGCATGAGCATTCCAAATGTTCTTACTTCAAGGCTGAGAGCGAGGTAAAAAAACTCTTAATATCGTTCTCCCTGATGATTACCTTTACATTGTCAAGGACTTCGGGGATACTTAATTTACTTACATCATCTGCCGTAATGTCGCCTCTGATATCGGCCAGCAATGAATAAAATTCCTGTTCTGTTTCTTTGGTTGCCAAAGAAGTTAACAGAGTAATCACAAATTCAAGACCGACTGCTTCAGTGTTGACCGTTTCATCTTTGTTGCTATTTTTGACAGCAATGCGATTTGCAAAGTCTGCAATTTCCTCTTTGATGTCTGCTCTTTTGATAATGCGAGCAAGAGTGAATGCGTCTTTAATGCTTAATTTTCTCATAATTATGCCTCCGTTGTTTCTGTCGGTCTGAAAATTTTAAACGGTGGTTTGATTTCGTCCTCTGAATCATAAACCTCAGGTGAAAGATTGCCGTAGAACTGAGCTTCTACTTTGCCGTTGTCCTTGTCAGCAATCGCAAGTGTAAGACCATTTTCATTAAAGCCGTTGAATACCTGAATAATGCACGGCTTATTCTCTCCGAGGAGACAACCTACCCAAGTGATATTCTGAATGTAGTCACTGTCAAGAATAACATCTCTACCCGTAATTACATCGTAGCCTGCGACCTTTTCGTCTGTGCCTTTGTCGGCAATTCCAAGACCGTAAATGAAGTTCTGAGTAGTCATTTCGGCAAGGGTTGCTTTGATGTAAACTTCCCAACCGTCAACTACGGTGTCGCCTTTGGTACGGGTTTTTACTCCGTCAAATTCAAGCCGTCTGAGTGTCGGCTTTGCCGAAAATTCACCGCCTTTTATCGTTACGCCAAGGCACTTGCCTGCCTTTTTGGCGCTTGCGTATGTGTCCGTAGCTGGATCATAGTTTGCAAAAAATGCACCTGCATCAAGGAGCATATGGTCAGCCGTCTTGGCATTATATCCGCTGTACGGCTTTATTTTTCGTGGCTTAACTGTTGCCATTTTTTAATCATCCTTTCTGTATCTTCTCATTTCGAGGGTGAACATCACTCTCTTTATTGATTTGTCTGATTCGGCAATATACTGCCTATCGCAGTTATTATAAAATTTGTAAAAAACATCATTGACCGAATATGTAGCCTTTGCTATGTTGTTGTAGATTTTGTCCACAACATCATCAATAGTTGCCGTAGTCTGCCTGTCATAAACATTAACCGTCACAACAAACTTGTCATACGGCTCATCCGTGTAGAGCTGTTTAACCTCATATACAAGGCGAGGAAATCCGCTGTCAGCTTGCAAAAAATAAGAGGGTGCATACTCAGCGAATAAGTCTTTCAAAAATTTTTTGATGTTATTCACCACTGTATTCCCCCTCGTTAAGTTTTCGCTCTGCCTCTTCCGTGCCTACAGCACTGAGGTATTGCTGTTCAATTTTTATAATGTCTTTGATGTTGCTTTCGGCGGCGTCGCTCAATGCTCCGATTTTCGGATATTTGCTCGTTCCGATTTCTTGGTATAAGCCATAAAAGCCGCCCGGCTTAAACCCAACTTGCAGATCGGGTATTTCCTGCTTGCTACGCACCCAATACTGCGTGTTTTTCGCTAAGCGCCCCGACCTGCGTTTTATTTTCTGCCGTGTTCTTTTACATACGAGCTTGCCTACATCACGCAGAGCGGCTCTCTCAAGCTCCTTAAGTGTGTACTGTATGCGGTCAACATTGCTGATTATCTCAACACCGTCTTTGGTGATTTTGACTGCTTTAGGTAAAGACATTATTTTCACCTACCACATCAGTTAAATACAACTCTGTATGCTCTGTTCCTTTGATTTGATATGCACGATAGATTTTGAACTTTTTATTATCGAGGTAACAAAATTCTTCGTTCTGATACTCGAAGGAATTAATTTCAAGCATACATTCGGGTTTTAATCCATTAGCTTGAGCCTGAAAGAACTCGGATTGTCTGACATATTGCCGCTGAGCATAGACCTTGCGGAGCTTTTCGGACTGAACGATTTCACCGATATCGTTTGTTGTTTCGTTATAACCCGAAACAAGCGAAATCAAAGTATCTGCATTCATTCTGTTTGTGCTCCTCTCGCCGCCATCGCATCACGCAATTCTTCGTAATGCCGTGCCCATTCGCTATCAGCTGTCACCGAAAAATAAGCACGGCAATAGAATTTGATTGCCTGCATAACAAGTGCAGTTGAGTTTTTGTCGGTGACATTAACTCCTGCACCTGCCATGTCGCTTTTGGCAGAATCAATGAGGGCAGATATTTCATCGTCAAACAGCACCGTATTGATACGGAGCGAAACCTTTACAGCTTCAATTTCATTAGATACTGCCATAATTCAAACCTCTTTTAAGCGCTCTTTTTTACGAGCTTGACGAGGCTGTGAGTATCCACGACCTTACCGTCTGCAAGCATTACGGCTTTAAGGACTGTGTTATCGGTGTCGTCCTCTTCGTACTTCTTGACGCTGAGACCCATAACCTCGTTAAAGATGTAATCGTTGAGATTAAACATCATTGCAAAGGTTGTGTCAGCTGAAACCGTGTCAGCGTACGAATCCATATACCCGTCTGTCGGGATAACAGCACGACCGAAAAGGGTAAGTGACGGCTTACCGTTGAGACCCTCAGACATACGAGCAACAGGCTGACCGTTGCTGTCTGTAATGCCCATAAATGCAAAGAATGATTTCTTTGTCATCAGCCATACAGCATCGTCATATGCGGCAGGAAGAGCCGCCTCAGCATTACAAAGTGTTGAATAAGCAAGTTTACCCGTCTTTGCAATTTCGATAGTCTGACCCTCAGGCGGTGTGCAAGTAAGAATACCTGTCGGAGAGCCTGTGCCTGTACCCTTGATGATTGCAGATTCAACAGCTTTTACAATTGCGTTCTTAATCTGGTCAATAAACTGTGATTCAAAGGTATCAAGTGCAGTCTTTGTCATAAAGAGAGAGAATGCAACCTTGCATTCAAGCTTATAACCTGCAAACACAACCTTGTCAGTTGTAACCTTCTGCTGGTCTGAGCCCTTTTCCTCATCAACCCAGCTTGCTGTCGGTCTGATGTTCTGTGTAGGAACAAGGAGTGCAGTCGGATAAGCTGTCTTAAATACTCTTGCGTAAATCTCGCCGACTTTTTCAAGTTCAACAATTAAACGCTGATACATTGTAGTTGGTACAATTGCCGCCGCAGTACCCGATGTTGTCTGTGCCGCTGTGTTAGCAAACTTCTGTGGCACGGATACGCCGTTTTGAATATAGTTAGCAAACGCCTTTCTGTATTCAAGTGTTGCGTACATATCTGTTACCTGTTCGCCCTCATCTGTAAGGTCGATGTTTGTCTTGTGATTGTCAAATGGTGCAGGCATTTTGATTCCCTCCTCTGCATTTTTGTTTGCTTTGTCTACGGCAGAATTTTCAAAGTCGTTGTCGAGCTTGTCAATCTGCTGTGTAATCTCTTTCGCCTCGGCGAGCTTATTTTCTGCAATGAGCTTTTTTGCCTTGTCATAAAGAGCATTTCTCTTGTCGAGATATTCCTGTTTGTTCATCCTTCTTCAACTTCCTTTCGTTTGAGCAATTCAAGTTTTGCTGTAAGCTGTGTTTTTTCATCCCTCATCTGTTTGATAATTGTATCAGGGATAAGGCCGTTAAGGCTTGCCGCAAGTTTAACCTCTTTTGGCTTTTCGGCGTATTCCGTGACCTTGTCAACAAAACCTTTTTCAACCGCCTCATCGGCAGTAAGCCAAGTTTCGTTATCCATAAGTCCGATAAGTTCGTCCTCACTCATACCGGTTTTTAGCCTGTACGCTGTTGCAACGGCTTTACTTGCTTTGAGCAACACACCCGATTCGTGTGCCATGTCATTGTAATCCCCTGCGGCATAGCTTGAAACATTATGAATCATGAGCATACCCGTCGGCACAATTTCAGATGTGCACGCACAAGCGATGTATGAAGCGGCAGAGGCGGCAAAAATGACCTTGATTGTAGCCTTGCTTTCGGCAAGCATATCGTAAATTTCTGAGGCGGCAAAGATGTCACCACCTGATGAATTGATAACAACCTGTACGCCCTCATCGTCCGCCACATCATCAAGCTGAGAACGAATGTCAGCAGGACAGCAAGAGGCTACTCCAAACCAGTCGTAAATCCACTTGTCATCGTTTGTAATGATAGGACCTTTAATGTCAATTACCTTCGGCATTGTTTTCACCTCCTTGTCCAAGTGATTTGATTATTAGAAGTTCTTCACTGCTAAGCTCCCAGTTATTTGTTTCTGTTGCCTCAGCTTTCTGCAATTCAGCTTTCTGCAATTCAGCTTTCTGCAATTCAGCTTTGACGCTATCCGAAATCAAAAAACCTGCGCCAAAAATAGCCTTTTTCTTTGCTCTTTGTGATTCTAAAGCTCTGATGAAATGGCATTGTGATTTTTTTATTTTTATATCAATGCCATACTTCGCAAAAGGATAAAGTTTAGCACTGGTAATTACGCTATCAGGGTAAGAATATTTTGGGAGTTGTTTCTTTATTGCGGCAAGCGTTTTATTATCTGCAAGCTTAACTACTTTATATAAAGTTGGAGCAGTTCTTATTTGCAAGGCAGGATCATCTAAATTTGTAATAAATGATGTGTTTACAACTGCACCATTTTCGTATGTAATACTAATGCCGCAAAGGATTGTTGTGTAGTTGTAACTTCTTTTATTGCTAAAAATAGTAAGAGTAGGAGCAAATAAAAAGCATTTAATTTTGTTGCGAGTATAAAAATCTAAAATTTTTGCCAAAAGGCTAAAGGGCGGATTATCAACAACTATTTTCCCTGAATAATCGTAATTTTCGTAGTCGCCTCCGGGATAAAACGGACGGCAAAAAGTAGATTTATCAAGATTGTATTCTTTTGCCACCCAATCACTTATGGCTTCACAAACTAACGGCGGTGTATAACAATCATCTGTCGTTTTCTTGGACTTAAATTTTTCAACAAAATCTTCATAATTTTTACTCTTCACTTTCTTCACCTCCTTCATCGACCGCAACTGTATCTAATCTTCTGAGTGGAGTGTCACCGCCCGGAACAGGAGCAAGTCCAAGTGATTCTCGCCATTCATTCGGAAGCATTGCACCACGGTCAACCATTCCGGCAAAATTTAGCTTAGTTTTAAGACTTGCAGATTGTAGATTGAACGAACCGACTGCTATGTAATTTCCACAACTACGCTGACGGCGAGTGAATAGTTTCCGTGTCAGCTCGTTTTTAAGCTGAATAATTTTAGGTGAAATCACCGCCTCGAAATAGGCGTTTTCTTCATCTTCGTTCGCTGTTGATGTGATAATTTTCACATTAGTGTTAAAAAGCTCAAGGATTCTGTTTTTTGTTCTATCCATTTGCAAAGCATTTGGGACATAGTCGTTCGGGGTTATCTGATTTGCGTCAACTTTTGCGTCAACTGCCGCAACACCCACAGAGCTGTTGCTGATGTTAAGGTAATTATCAGCAAACGCTTTTGCGTTTTTCTTTAAGTCCTCAGGGCGCAACGATGAAGTATATTTCAGCAACCATTTAATTACGCTTGAATTTCGGATAGCGCTGATGATGCCGCTGTCGGTTGTTTCAACAATTTCAAGCAGAGGAGCAAGAGCCTTAAATTTGCCACTGCCGAATATATCGTTTTCGGCGAAGTCATCACGCAAATGTATGACATCTTCGGAGGCAAAGCGGTAGGTCTTGCCGTTTGCAAGGACAAATTCATACACAAGGTTGCCGTTAGTGTCGTACAAGTCCGTAGCTGATTTAGCCGGAATGAAATACAATTCCGTAGGCAAGCCGTTTGAATCCCTGATTATCAGCCAAAAAGCATTGCCCGATAACGATAACTGTGTGCTTGTCCTGTAAAGGAGCATATCCATTGTTGTGTACGGATTCGGTTCTTCAAGCAAAAATTTGAGGTAAGGCTCTGGATTGATTAACAAGTCTTTTCCGCCGTCAACGATTGTTTCTCTTATGTGTTTAATGGACAACTTCGAGAATCTAAGAGCTTGTGCATTAACGCAAGCTCGGACAGTGTCGGAATCATATGCCCTGTTGCCCCACAAGAAGAAATTTGAATTGTTCTGCGTGACAAGTTCAACCCTTGAAAAATTCTTTGTCTTTCTGACATTGCGAACAGAATTTAAAAAGTTCTTAAATTTTCCCATTTTCTCACCTCCTAAACAATGCTCAAATATTCATCTTCGTATTCAAAATATATTGTGTAAGCGTCAAGCAATGCCGCAGTACCGTCAATTCGTCTTGTTGACTTTGAGGTCTTAATTGGCTGTATATTACCGTTTCTGTCCTCATCTATTGCGGTGTTTGCGAGACACCATTTATCAATTGGATTGTTGTTGTAGATTATTCTTTTCTTGACAAGGTCTGCTTTGAGGGCTTTCATCGGGGCAGACAGGGTTTTCTTGCCCTGATGTACCGCTTCCATAACGGTAGGACCGAAAGCGTCAATCATCTGATTAACCCACATTTGAGCCGACCAAGCGTCATAGCCCTCTTTCCACAAGTAAATATCGCATTCGTCTTGTAGCTCCTGGTACCACGCCGTAACAACACTTGCGTCAATCTTGTTTCCGGGGCAAGTACGCATAAAGCCCTGTTCTATCCACTTGTCATACGGGATCTTATCCTCAGCAACTTTCTTTTCCACAAGGTCTGCCGGTATCCAGTACATAGACATTACATAAATGTTTTCATTGTCAGGAACTCGAAACAACATCTTAGCCGCCGTAAGGTCGGTTGTGCTTGATAAGTCTGCACCGCCTATGCCGTAGGTCGGACAGAGTTCCTTTACATCAAATTTTGTTTCGTTGTTAAGCTCCTCGAAATTGAGCCACGATTCAGTTGATGTTTCGGCTATGTTAAATTCTTTGCATACAAGGTTGCGTACAAGCGACGGATTCGCCTGCGCTTTCTTGACCTTGCTTGCAAGGGCATTTCGATTTTTAATAGTGCCAAGTCCGGGATTAGCTTTTTCCCAGCAATCGGGCTTTTCCCATTCTTCACGCTTGTCAAGCTCGTAGATGATGTAAAGGCTGTGTTCGTCTTTGTAACCTACATCATCAAACAAGCCGTTCGTGGTGCGGACAGCATCGTCATAGATTTCATCGTAGATGTCCTCTCTGATTTTTCCGGCTGTTGTTGTAACAAGAATAAGCGGTTGGTCTCGCCCGATGGTACCGTCTGCCATAATGTCATACAACTGTCTGCCGTTTTTCCACTGGTGCAACTCATCCATTAAACAACAATGCACATTCAAACCGTCGAGTGTGTCTGAATCAGAAGCAAGCGGCTTAAACACTCCGCAGTTGTAATCTTCTGAACTCAATTCATTCAGCAGTGGTTTAATTCGCTTTAGCAGAGTTTCACTCTTGCGAACCATTCGTTTTGCTTCTTGCCATATAATCTTTGCTTGGTCACGCTTTGTAGCAACTGCATACACTTCGGGACCGGGTTCACCGTCACCGATGAGCATATACAAGCCAATCGCAGAGGCAAGCAACGACTTACCGTTCTTTTTTCCGATAATTAACACAGATAGGTTGTATTGCCTAATGCCGTCATCGTCTACAAAGCCAAAAGTCGCCGCAAGCCATGCTTTTTCCCATAATTCAAGCCTTACAAGCTGACCGCCCATTTTGCCTTTACTGTGCCGGCAGTAGTTTTCAACAAATTCAATGATGTGATTTCCTCGTTTTGCTTCGTAATGATAGCCGTCTGTCGGATTAATCACCTTATCGCTTAAATGTTTGTACCACTTGCGTATTTTGTCGCAAACAGTAACCTTGCCGTTCTTTATCTGCTCGTAATATTCAAGTATCGGATTATAGCTTAATGGATAGCGCTTCAAAGCTTGTCACGCCCTTCAACGAAATCGTCAAAGCCGTCTGTTGTCACAGTCTTCGCCTCGGTCACTTTCGGAAGCATATCGTTGAGCTGTTTAATGTATTTGAGATAGTTGCCGAGCATGGTATTATACAAATCTGCCTCAGGTCTTTTGCGTGAGTACGGTTCTTGTGTTTCCGACTGCGAAAATAATTCAGTCAAGCCATAAACTGCAATGTCTTGTTGCAGTTCTTTAAGTCTGATTCGAGTGAACGCCGCATTCTCAATCAAGCCAACAGCGAGGTCTTTTCTTTTAACCTCTATGTCCTTGTAGATTTCCGTTAATCGCTTTATCTCTCGCTTAATCGCTCTTTGTTCCTTCTGTTCGTCAGTCAAATCAATCACCGTCCTTTCACACAAGATTTTGGGGGGAGGGGGGCTATATGTAAGACGCGCAAAAAATCTAACTGCCCCCCTCGGTCCTACGGTTACCAGTTTCCGATTTTTTACCGGGGGGGATAATCGGTTGGAGCATTCCGCCTTCGTCAAAAAAATATTTTTTCGGTTCGCAACCTATCCCGTGCCCCGGTAAGTTATCGTGACATTTTTTGCATACATACATAAGATTTTCGTGGTTGAGAGTAACATCAGGATTGCTTACATTACTCTCATCAATCATAATTTTATGGTGCACGATATAGCCGTGTCGCTCTTTGCACAGCTGACACAAACCGCCGTCAACAAGCATTCGTTCAGCGATAAAGCTCTGTCGGCAATCCTGCCAACGTTTTGATTTGTAGAAACTCTTAGCAAACGCTTTAGCCATATATGCACCGCCAAATAATAATGGACTTACAATACAGATAGTCCTTCTGCATCATAAGTCCATTTTATAATTTTTTGCTGTTATTTTTAGGTACAATTTTATTATTGCAAGCTACTGTTTGTCTGCTTTAACCAACCCCAATAAATAATCAGATGTTACGCCTAAAGCAATAGCTAATTTACGAATAGTCATTGCCGTCGGCGACATCTCAGCAGTCAAATATTTGCATATCTGACTGCGCTGTATTCCCGACATTTTCGACAGTTTCGTTGCACCTATGTTTCTTGATGTCATAGCCTTTTCAAGCTGTCTTGAGAATGTTAAATCCGTTCTGTGTGACTTATCCATTTTCTGCCTCACTTCAACAATTCATCTGTTGTGATGTTAAATAAATTCGCTACAGCTATTATGGTTTCGATATTAGGCTCAAATTTTCCCTGCTCATAGTAAGATATACTCGTTCTGCTCAAATAGAGCTTTTCACCTAACTCATCTTGCGTTAATCCATTTTTAAGTCTTAACGCTTTTAGCTTTTCTGGGAATGCCATTATTTTTCACACTCCTTATCCATTTTTGCACCGCAATAGGGACAATATGGATACAATCTATGTTTTGTCATAATGATGTATTTATGGCAGTTTGTGCAAGTAAACCAAGCAAAACCACAAATATTTTTTTCAAATTTCCACTTTCCGTGCCTGATTTCTTCCATTTCACACACCGTAGCATGATTGGGTTTACTACCGTCAACTTTGATAATATGCTTAACTGTTTCGGCATTTCGTTTTGAATTAAAGTATATCGTGTTTACACTACCGTCTGCGAACGGTATATCCAAAGCATAATCACCACAAAAATCACGGATTTTTAATTCTTTTTCAATCATTGTTTTTCACGCTCCTTTTTTTCGGCAATAACATGCAAGCCTTTGTAACAATCATCACACAGATATATTTTTATTTTTCTCTTGCTTTCGATAGGAATTGCAATCCCGCTAAGGCAATCAGTATCAACCCTTACATAAAATTCCTTCATTTTAACTGTGTACGGATTTGGAATAATTTTGTAACAACTATCACACTGATAAATTCTCATTTATTTCACTTCCTTGTAAAACTCGTATCTGTTATCTTTGTTTTCAGCTTTTATTGCAATCGCTAAATCTTTTGTGCTTATTTCGTCTACACTGTAAATACTTTCTGTTGCTCTGTCAATCAATAAAATTCTTTCACCGTTTGCAACTTCATCAAGCACATCATAACTATAAACTGTTTCATACTTCCTCATTTTTTACACCTCTTTCATTAATTTTCTTTGCGAAAAAACTTCGCTATCAAGATACTTCTCAAGGCTATCTCGTGTCATTACTCTTTATCTTCCTCAATAGAAACAGGCTGATTCCAACATTCCGAACAAGTAATGCCGTTTCTGCATCCATTATAGTTCGTCAATCCTAAGCTACTGAGGCATATTTCGGGTGTTCCGTCAGCATTGAGCTGAGCATTCGGATAATGTTTCAGGAATTCCGTAAGATAAGTTCTCCGTGGATGCTCATCGCTCCATTTCTGAACGATTGCAATTGCTTTTTCAGGGTAATGGAGCATAAACTCATTGCAACCGCAATATGTACCGTTGTTTT